GATGTATAACTTATTACTGCCTGTTCTTCAAAGTAACCAACCATTCTATGTGCAACCTTAGGAAAGAAAATATAAAGGAACATATAAAAGTGCCAGAATAAAAATTGTGCAGTAATGATCATCCAACGTTCAAACCAATTAGGTTTTGCTATCTCTATGAATATCATAAGATGCATACGTTCATTTTCTGCTTCTTCTAGTAAAGTTCTTATCCAACCTCTATCATCAGGTTTCATTTTTCTTAGACTACGTAAATGATTCCACATACCTGCAACCATGCCAGGAACACCAGCAACAGTTTCTAATACAACTGCTCTGTGTCCGTAACGTTTAGCAAAGAAAGTATCTGCTATCCAACGTAAACGCATCGTAAAAAACAACGCACATCTATCTCCGAATCCCTCGGGTCTTCTGTGTCTCATTTCTCCTTAGGCTTTCTCATCAACTGAACGCTCTTTCTTTTGACTCGTTTAATTGCAAGATTGCCTATGTTTACTACAGGGCCAGTAGTAACCTTTACGTCTTTGCTGTTCATTGTAACTAGACAATGTCTAAACAGGTCAAACTCCTTAGGAAGGAATATACTTATGGGTAGTGTACGGTTGCTTTCAAACCACCATACTTCTCCCATGTCTATGAAGTGTTTCTTTTCTTCATCTGTACGTAGCATTGTGTACACATACATACTTGTAACAAAGTTATCCTGGTTGTTTATAATACCAACATACTCGTTGCCACCGTATTGTACGATGCTTAAAAAGGGGAAATTTGTTTCTATATCTTTAAGTAACATTCTAATTTTTTCTCGATAAATATACGTATGCAGTTAACATATCGATATTTAGCAACCAATAAGTCAGTACTCATAGCAGATCTGACTAATAACATAACGGAGTATAGACCAGTGTACCAGAGAAACATGACAGTCTACAGAGGCATAGATAATGTCTTGACCTTTGAGATTAAGAACCCAGACCAGAAGCCTGTAAGCATACTAAACACTTACACGCCTAAGTTTGTTATGTTTGACGAAAACAATAAGATGATCGTTGAACGTGACGGAACAATTAAAGAAACATCAACACCATTGTATAAAGGACAGTTCACAGTAACAGTAACAGAGAACGATCTGTTAAACTTAAAAGAACAGTTTTGTAGTTACAACGTTTATATGGTTGCAACAAGTGGCGACAAAACATTAACTTATGCAAATTCTCATTACGGTGCTAAAGGTGTAATCAAGGTTGAAGGTGATGCGTTTCCTGGTCCAGCAGACACATACAATCTAAAAACATTTACTGAAACAGGTGTAGGTACAAACATCTATAACAGTGAAACAATCACAGCCGAGCCGGCTAAGAATGGTAACGAAGCATTACATACTGCGGCAGTATATTCAACAGGATTTACTGGTGATGTTTTGGTACAAGCTACTTTGGACAATCAAGTATCCGGTAGCACATATTGGGGTACAGTTGGAACACTAGCATTATCCAATCCTAGTACACCAAAGTATATAAACTTCAATGGCGTATACAACCATTTAAGAATTAGATACACAAAAGAAAACGGCACAATAGATAAAGTTTTAGTAAGAAACTAGTTGACTTTCTAGACAGTTTATACTATAATATTAGTATGAGTGGTCTAGTTTTTGATACAGTATTTTCACATCTTCCGAGCAAACGGAAAACAACTCCATCTGGTTGGACTAGTTTTAATGCTCCATGTTGTCATCACAATGGTACCACTCAGGACACCCGACAACGTGGAGGATTGATTAAGAACAACACAGGAGATGGTGTAAGCTATCATTGTTTTAACTGTGGCTTCAAGGCAAGTTGGCAGTCAGGTCGTAAGCTATCTGGCAAAATGAAAAGACTATTACAATGGCTAGGCGCTTCAGACGATACTATAACAAAGTTAGCTTTGGCAGTTCTACAGTTGAATGAGACTCAAGGTTTCAAAGATACTATTATAGAACTGCCGAAGTTCGTCGACAAGGATCTGCCAGAAGGTGCAAGACCAATAAGTGCATGGGCAGATTGGAAAGCATTAGAGCCGAGTGGCATGGATGAAAATTTAGTTAAGGTATTGGAATATATGAAGACTAGACAACTTTATATTGACGACTATAACTTTCATTGGACACCTAAGCTAGGTTATAAGGATAGATTGATCGTTCCGTTTTATCATAAGGAATATGATAGTGAACGTAGAATTGTAGGTTGGACTGCACGTAAAATAAATGATGGAAGTCCAAAATACATGAGTGAACAACAGCCAGGATATGTTTTTAATTTAGATGCACAAAACTATCAAAGAATATTCTGTATTGTAGTTGAAGGACCATTTGATGCTATTAGTGTTGACGGCGTTGCACTATTGGGTAGCGAAGTCAAAGATCAACAGGCCCTGGCCATAAATGCGTTAAATAAGAAAGTAATACTAGTTCCGGATCGTGATGATAACGGACACAAACTAATGGAACAAGCAATAGAACTAGGTTGGTCAGTAAGTATGCCGGATTGGGACGAAGACGTTAAAGATGTAAATGACGCAGTAATCAAGTACGGTAGAATGTACACACTTCATACACTAGTATCAAGCACAGAAGACACAGAACTAAAAATTAAATTAAGGAGCAAGAAATGGTTTGGTTAAAAAACTTATGGGCCAAAATAAAAGGCTTCTTTGAAGATTGGAAGGAACGTAGAAGGTTCAAGAAAAGAATTAAAGAGCTACAAAAGAAGGACCCATTTATATACAAATAGGATTGTCATGATAGAAAAAGATAAAACAGAAGAGTGCTATCGTATACTAGAAGCTGAAGCTAACAAGCTAATAGCATCTGGAAAATACGATCCTCTAGAAGTTGCAGGAGTAATGTGTGCTCAGGCAATTAAGATTTATAAATCAGCACTAGCCAAAGAAGACTACGATGATATAATGGAAGCTATCTTTTTATCAAGAGATGAAGTTCAGGATATTAAAGGACCAACAAAGCATTAAACATGAGAGAGAAATTGGACGATAAGATTAAAGCATTGGACAGTACAAGAGTGTTCAAGAAAATTACACCTAAGTATGATTTGAGCTGGTATATCAAATGGAATGCAAGTTTTGTTATCCTTATTGGTATGGCATTAACAAGTGCTGAACTAACTCCTTACAACTTATACTTTCATTTAGTTGGAGTAATAGGTTGGGGTGCAGTTGGATATCTGTGGCACGATAGAGCTTTAATTTTTATTAATGCTATAGCAACATTTATATTTTTAACAGGAATATTAAACTATCATGTCGCATAAGTTTATAAGACCCTTTGGTCCAACTATATACCACGGTGTACTTAACAAAGATGAAGTATGGTATCTTCAGCAAGTTGCCCAGGATACTAAAGAAGGACAGAACGTCGGCTATGATTTAGCAGGCAATATAAAGGATCAAAAAGGCATAGTAGTTAAAGACATGGACAAGTTTACAAACACTATACAACCACACATTAGGAAGTATATGAAATTCGAAAGTGATAGATTTGATAGTCACTTACTTGATCCTGGTGAAGAGAAAAGTTTCGACAACGTTAATTTTAATTTAGGTACAGGCCCTTGGATTAACTTTCAAATCAAAGATGAGTTTAATCCAATGCACAGTCATTCAGGAATGATTAGTGCAGTAGTCTATATAGATGTACCAGAAGTTATTGCTAACGAGGAATATACAAAAGACACTAACATGAACTGTCCTGGACAGATAGAGTTTTTGTACGGTCCTGATGTCGTTGGTGCAAACGGAACACATAAGATAATACCAAAGACTGGTGACTTCTTATTGTTTCATGCAGGACTTAAACATACGGTATATCCATTCAAGAGTGATGTTACTAGAACTAGCATGAGCTTTAATGTAATGGGTATGGAATAGAAAGGAACGAATAATGACAGAGTTTACACAAGGAATACAGGGAGCATTTAAAAGACTGCTTACTGGTTCCAGCCTTGGACTGGCATTAATCTATACACTAGGACACGTAATAATTGCTATGTCTGTGGTTAGTATATTTACAGGTGCTAGTTTATTCGAAGCAGGTACAGTAGCACTTATTGAACCTTCGATAAACGGTGTATGGTTTTATATCTTACACACAGGTTGGAAAAAACTAAAAGGAATATAAATGAGCAACTTAATACCCATGGTAGTCGAGTCTACCAACAAAGGCGAAAGAGCATACGACATTTACAGTCGTCTATTAAAAGATAGGATTGTAATGTTGAATGGTCCTGTCGACGACAATAGTGCAAACGTTGTAGTTGCACAGATGCTTTTCTTAGAAAGTGAAGCACCGGATAAAACAATTAACTTCTACATCAATAGTCCAGGTGGGGTTATTACTAGTGGTATGAGTATATATGATACTATGCAATATATCAAGAGTGATGTTAGCACAATAGTATTAGGACAGGCTTGTAGCATGGGGTCATTCCTTGCACAGGCAGGTGCACCTGGCAAACGTATTCTACTACCTAATGCACGTACAATGATACACCAACCAAGTGGTGGTGCTCAAGGTATGGCAAGTGATATTGAAATACGTTACAAAGAGATACAGTATTTAAAAGAACATTTAACAAGACTGTATGTCAAACATAACACAGCAGGTAAGACATATGAAGACTTTGAACGTGATATGGATCGTGATAAGTTTATGACTGCCGAAGAAGCTATTGCATACGGACTTGCAGATAAGATCGAGGAGAAACGTAAGTGATCATTTGGGGTATAGTTGGAAACAGTCATGACGCAAGTGTGGCAGTCTTTGAGGAAGGACCGTTCAAGGATTTAAAATGTCGTTGGGCAGGACTATCAAAAGACTTCAGTGGCATAGAACACGACCCGCATTTAAATTATGATATGCTACAACATATCACAATCACAGAAGGACTACCTCGACCAGATGAAATTGTTTGGTATGAAAAACCTTGGCTTAAAAGTTTACGTCAATTACAAGCAGGTCAAGGTTGGTTGTTTGGCGAGAACAACATTAAAAGATATCTAAGCAAATGGAATCTATATCAACCTATAAAGTATGTTAGACATCATAGAGCACACGCGGCATATGGTTACTACACTAGCGGATTAGAAAATGCAACAATAATATGTTTGGATTCAATAGGTGAGTATGAAACGTTTACTGTATGGATGGGTGAAGGTAATAAACTAAAACAGATCTATTCACAAAGCTATCCACATAGTGTTGGATTATTTTATAGTGCAATGACACAAAGACTAGGACTACAAGCTAACAGAGATGAGTATCTAGTTGAACCTATGGGTAGAGATATTTCTACACAAGAGAACTTACAACTTGTTAATGATATGATAGAAACGTTTATACAAGATCCACTAGACGGATCAGTTCCAGGTGTTAAGTTTAAACATAACTTACACAAAGGTGCAAATTGGTATAAGCCTGAATTGTATACAAAAAATGATATGAGCAGACTAGCCAATGCTACTCAATTTGTTTTTGAGTTAATGGTTAAGTCAACTAGTAAGTGGTGCTTGAAAACGTTGCCAAGTCATAACTTAATCTTAACGGGTGGTTGTGCTTTAAATAAGGTGGCTGTAGACGGTATTAGAAAGAAATGGAACAATATATACGTTCCTAAGAATCCTGGAGATCCAGGTAGTTGTGTTGGTGCTGTTTTGGCATTGAACAACAAACACATTGACTTTGATGATAAAATATGGTATAATAAGGTATGAAGCAAAACACTGACTATGGAATAGAGATCCAAAAAACTTATTTGGAAATTATGTTAAGCGATGCACAAACATTTGTGCGTTGTCAAGGTATCTTTGATCCACAGAACTTTGATCGTAAGCTACAACCAACAGCCGAGTTTATAAAGAACTTTGTTGATGAACACAATACACTTCCTACAGAAAAGATTGTTAATAGTGCTTGTACACAAACTAAACTAGAAGTTCCAACAGGACTTAATGATCAACATTATGATTGGTTGCTTAATGACTTTGAAACTTTTAGTAGACATAAAAGTTTAGAACGTGCTATATTAGAAAGTGCAGACTTACTTGAAAAGGGTGAGTATGGTCCAGTTGAAACTAAGATCAAAGAAGCAGTACAGATAGGTTTACAAAAAGACTTAGGTATAGATTACTTTGCAGATCCTAAAGGTAGACTTATGGGATTGAAAGATAACAATGGACAAGTAAGTACTGGTTGGGAGAGCTTAGATAAGAAACTGTTTGGTGGCTTTAACAAAGGTGAGCTAAACATTTTTGCAGGTGGTTCGGGTGCAGGTAAGAGTTTGTTCTTAGCAAACTTAGGTTGCAACTGGGCATTGAACGGAATGAACGTTGTATACTTGACACTAGAATTAAGTGAGAACTTGGTTGCTATGAGAGTTGATAGTATGATGACTGATATTCCAAGCAGAGAAATATTTAGAGATCTTGATACTGTTGAAATGAAAGTTAAGATGGCAGGCAAGAAAGCAGGATCGTTTCAGATCAAGTATATGCCAAGTGGTAAGACAGCAAACGACATAAGAAGTTTTATTAAAGAATATGAAGTTAAGAACAATAGAAAGATTGATGTTATACTAGTTGATTACTTAGACTTGTTAATGCCAATGAGCAAGAAAGTAAGTCCAAGTGATTTATTTGTTAAGGATAAGTTTGTATCAGAAGAACTTAGAAACTTGGCAATGGAACTACAAATAATATTTGTTACTGCATCGCAGTTGAACAGAGCTAGTGTTGAAGAGATTGAATTTGATCATTCGCATATTGCAGGAGGCTTGAGTAAGATACAAACAGCAGATAACGTGATTGGTATCTTTACAAGTAGAGCTATGCGTGAACGTGGTAGGTATCAGATACAACTTATGAAGACTAGAAGTTCTAGTGGTGTTGGTGCAAAGATAGATTTAGAATTTGATATAGACTGTTTACGTATTACTGATCTAGCAGAAGATGAAGATAACAGTTATAGTCAAAGCACAACTTCAAGTGTTATGGCAGGACTTAAGAGAACTAGCAACGTAACACAAGATAAGGAACCTGACACTCCTAAAGAACCAACACAAGGAGAAATAGTTAAACCTATTAGAGCAGAAACAGATAGTACAAAGTTAAGAACATTCTTACAAAACTTAGGCAATGATGAGGACGAGTAATGAGCGGACAGAGGCGTTTTCTAAAAACGTGGGCTAGAACAGTTGGTATGCCAATAGGCATCAATGATGAAGATAAACCAGAGTTCCTACCGATATCAATGAAAGACGTAAAGAAGGCACTAGCGGCTAGAACGTTTTGGATTGTACTACACATACTAACGTGCTTAATGATTATATTAGGTAACGCAAAAGCAATAGGTTGGTGGTAATGAGAACACTATACATATTCGGAGATTCATTTACAGTAGATTATAAAACTGATTGGACCTGGACTAGACAAATGGCTGACAAGTTAAGAGTTGATGCTATGTTTAATGACAGCATCATCGGTTGTAGCAACGAATGGATAATGTCTAAAGTAAAAGAAAATCAAGATAAGATTACTAAAGATGACATTGTTGTAATTGTTCTTACTAGCCCATATAGATATTGGTTCTTCAAAGACAAGCCTGAACTTTCTAATTATAGAATAGGTAATTGGGATAACTTTGCTAAAGAACATGAGAAAGGTCATGTTGAAGCAGTAAGAGGTTATGTGAATTACTTACAAAGAGACGAATTAGATTCATTTAGATTGGAACATCAAGTATCCTGGATCAAAGAACTTAAACGTAAGATAGGTTTTACTTTGTTACTGATACCTGGATTTACAGTTGACATTGATTACACAGACACTATTAAAGTGTATGGAGACATGACAGGTTCAGTTAGTAACGCAGAGTTTGTATCACAGAAAGATGATGAGCAATGGTATACTGATGGAATAGATACTCGCTATAATCATATGATAAAAGACAATCATGAAGTTATGGCAACCAAGTGTGTTAATAGTGTGCTAACAGGTAACACATTAGATCTAACAACTGGATTTAGTAGACACATACTTAAAGGTAATGAAAGACTTACACACAAACAGATTGGTCCCAAGTTAGTTGAGACCAGCAATAAACTTTACAAAGACGAACCAAAAAATTTATCACATTGGCTTGGCTACCCGAGGTAGGCTATGAACAAATATATATTTGATGTGGACGGAACACTAACTCCGAGTAGACAAACTATTAATGACGACTTCGCAGTTTTCTTTTCAGACTTCTGTGCAGAAAGAGATTGCTATCTTGTAACAGGTAGTGATAGAGAAAAAACTATCGAACAAGTAGGAGAAGAGATATACAGTCTTTGCAAACGTGTTTACAACTGTTCAGGCAGTGACGCATACGAAGGTAGTAAGAACGTTTATTCAGATCCTTGGACACTTCCTAAAGATACTAGACAATGGTTAGAACAAACACTCGACGACAGTCAGTTTGGATTACGAACAGGATTACATATTGAAGAACGATCAGGCATGGTAAACTTTAGTGTGGTTGGACGTAATGCCACAATGGGAGAAAGACAACTGTATGTTAGATGGGACAAGGAACAGTTGGAACGTATAAGGATTGCTGAAAGGTTCAATAAAAAGTTTCCGGACCTGAAAGCAACTGTTGGAGGTGATACTGGCATAGACATAGCACCACAAGGAAATGATAAAAGCCAGATACTCAGAGACTTTGGTCATAGAGATACATTATGGTTCTTTGGTGACGCAATGGATCCTAGTGGTAATGATTATTCACTTGCAGAATGTAAAGAAGTTACTTGGGCCATACCAGTAAGTGGTTGGCAAGAAACATATCAGAAACTAAAGGAGATAAGAAAAAATGATTGAAGAATGTATACCAAAATGGGCAGTAGGATTCGCCTTAACCAGTGTTGGAGTCTGGTTCTTAGTTAATTCATTTATAGCACTACACGACTACTATATTACGTTCATGATCTCGTCAATGTACTAGACGGAAAAGAACGTATTCGAGCAACCTCGACAACACACTATCAATCTGTGTGTTTCTTTTTATAATCGTCAATAGCGGCCTTAATGGCATCTTCTGCCAATACGGAACAATGTATCTTTACGGGTGGAAGAGCAAGTTCTTCTGCGATTGCTGTATTTTTAATTTCCCTTGCTTCGCCCAATGTTTTGCCTTTGACCCACTCAGTAACAAGAGAGCTACTAGCAATAGCAGAGCCACACCCGAATGTTTTGAAACACGCATCTTCAATTTTGTCGTCCTTGATTTTGATTTGTAATTTCATGACGTCACCACAAGCGGGAGCTCCTACGAGTCCTGTGCCTACGCCTTCATCATCTTTATCCATTGTACCAACATTACGAGGGTTTTCGTAATGGTCTAACACCTTATCACTATACGCCATAATCATCTCCTAGCCAGTGAACTGTTAACTGTATATATTTATTCCATCATCTTCAGAGTCTTCTTCCAATCGAAGTCAGGATCTGGACTATATGGTATCATCATTGAGCCCATACATCTATCATCTCTACCAGTAACGATTGTTTCGTTGCTCTTACCTGCTCCTACATAAATGCATACAAGGTTGTCACCTACGTGACCCATGTACACTCTACGAGCAGTTGTCATCTTGACTTGTTCTCTTTCGCCACGTCTTATTTGTTGTTCGTACGTGTACGGCTTCGTGGCTCCATATATCTTTCCTTTGGCCCATACTTCTGATGGAGCCAATAAAGCAACAACCATAACGAGTCCAAGTACATTTATATAATTCCTTTTGTTGTCATTGCCCAATATAACAAACCTCCTGCAAACCCTACAAGTGCAAGAATTACAATACCTATCTGGATCATCTCTACAAAGTCTGCTCTCATCTGTGCTTGTTTATAAACTTCCTTTTCTCTACGGTCTCTTATCTTTCGACGCATCTCTTTAAGTTCGTCCCAAGTACCGTAGCCATAACGAAAGTTAAGCATGGCTTGTAATTCTTTTTCTTGTTCTATGATTTTCTTTTCGTGTAGTAATAATTGTAGTGCTTCTTCTTCTACTGAACCTGCGTTGAAAAGTTTTTTAAACAACGGAGGCTTCTTGTGCATCTGTTGTCCTTTTCTAAAATCGGAAATTGCTGTGTACCATTTGCCCATCTGCCCGACCGTGTTTTCGAAGTCCTGGCCGGCTTGAACAAATTTCTTAACTGTGTTGAATGCCGTGGTTGCGGCGGCTATAGCGGTAAATGGATCTACTATTGCCCTCTCCCTGATAAAGGTTATGTGTTAAACGTCTGCCCTCAACTTGCTTTCGCTTACAGTAGTATTTATGTAGAATATTAATTTATACCTAAAATTAACACAAAGTCAACATTATTGATCTTCGAAGTTAGGTGCTTCCTTGCTATCTTCTCGTAGCTTCTTACATTCCTCAGACGCTGGTGCAAACATACACCCTAAGACTTTTCCTATTGCATCTATGTTTTGTATTGTTGATGGTCTTGGTTTAGGCTTTGCTACATCAGTTGCTGTTGTAGTAGTACATGAAATTAAACACATTAATAGAATACCAAACACTACACCTTTAACAAAACTTATCCAAAGGTGTTGCATATGAGTTAAGTTTAATAACTTACGCATACGTTCGCAATGGCCTTCATGCCATGCACAGAACTGATTAAAATGTTTCTTCATATAGTATATTTAGTGCGACTTGATGCTATAGTTTTCAGACCAGTTTCACGATCCAAGTATTTGAACTTAACGTTTGTTGGTTGGAATTGTTTTAACCATTTAAACACAATGCTCTTATCAAATGGTCCACAAGTGTAAACATCTAATTGTATTAGTGCTGGTGCGTTCTCGTCCCAACTGTGCATTACTACGTGACTTGTTTCTATGATAGCGGCAACCGTTAATCCTCTGTTACCAACCATGGTACAATACTTTGCATAAGGTCCCATAAGTATCTTCATACCTATTTTATCAATGAGATCTTTTACTTGGTTACTTGCTGTGTTTTCATCTGTTGGCGGATCAAGTACTTCCGCTCTAATAATCACGTGTTTATGAACTAGGGCCATAGACCAGATATATTTATGACGCAGGTCAGATATGCGTGGCTTAAGAGAGCCGCGGAGCGGTAAAGCCATTTAGAGCAATCGGTAGCGGAATTTTTTCTCAGAGCAAAGCGACAGCGGTAAGCTAAAAGTAAGCAGGTTTTTGGCTCTCTGTGCCGAGTGTAATTGGTTGTAAATTATACCTCCGTTTGTAAACTTTGTAAACACCATACTAGCAATTTGGTTCTTTGTACGAGCTACACCCTTTTTAACCATAGTGCTTGTAGACTCCTTAAACAATGGTTTTTACCGTCTAAATGGCTCTTATTTAGACTTTAAGTACTTTGACACTAGTAAGGTACTAAAGTGTGCTATAAAGACGTCTATGTGCGTTTAAGACACCTTATTGTACACGTTCTACCCGTGTGTAAACTCCGTTGCACACATTCCATAACACGCCCGAGGCCCAAACTGTATAATAAATATACACACTATGAACGACTCAAAAGATATGCTGGAACACATACAGGAAGAAGAAAAGCTATTGAGCATGAGCCTAGCTGAAAGCAGACGTGCCAAAAAAGAAAGATTGGAACGTGAACAGCACAAGGAATGGATCCGACAACAAAAGTTAAGCTGTCACAACCAGGATTAACTACGCATAAATACAGTTGGAGAATATAATATGTTTAAATGGATTAAAAATATCTTTACAGTAAAAACTACTAAAGCACCTTTGGTACTAAAGGATGAAGTTAAGAAGCTATCTAAAGCTAAACTTGACAAGATGACTAAAACGGAACTTGAAGCTTACGGTCGTAAGTTTGGTTATGAAGTTGATCGTCGTGAAACAAAAGCTAAGATAGTTAAAGCTGTAGCAAAACTAAAGTAACCTAGCACCATAACTAATCATATAGTCAGCGCCTGCACGTTGGAATACATCATGTGTTTCCTTAAGTGACCCGGGTGCTCCTATACCTAACCACTCGCCTGACGTCTGGAAAACTCCACAGGGTTTACCTGTGCGTTGTTTGATTGGTTCAATGAGATCGATTCCCGTTATGCCGGGCTTGACCATTAGTTCATCTGCACCATCGTTGCTGTAATCAACACTACGTTGGATCGCACCCTCGCGGTCGTTAACGTCGAGCTGGTACGTTCTCTCAATACCCTTTTCAATGCTTATTGCTTCGCGGTATCCTCTGTAGAAGGTGCTTCGAAATTTTGTTGAATAACTCATTATGTGTGCTTCGGGGATCTGTGTTCTTATATCACTGACCGTGTGTGGCTGGCAATCAGAGGGTGC